TCAACCAAGGAGAAAATCTTTTCTTTTTCCTAATGCTATGTAGCATGAAATTATACTGCATATCTTTATCAAGATTAGGATGCTTGTTCATCTCGTTAGCAAACATAATGGCATCGATATGACCAGCAAGACAGCGGTTTACAATGAAGGGAGGATACTTTTTGATGCTGGTAGGATCCTCTTCAGTGATATCTTTCTTAGTTAAGTTGATCGAGTTCAACCAGTCTTTAAGTTCCATTTCAATAATTAGTCAAAACAAGTTCCATTCTTCCCTGCTGTTCCTTCATATACTCACCAACAGATCTCATCGTGTAAGTATGCTGGAATTCAGATGCCTGCCATCCCTGAAAACGATTGCGAACGAGCTGAGATGCGTTATAAGAAATCAACTGAGGGCACTTATATTTGTCACAGATAGAAGCAAACCTATCATGATCAAATCCCTTATGCATATCACCACTCTTTCCATAAAGATTATCTTTGATATCATAAGGAGGATCTAGATAGACAAAGATGTCCTCGTCATTAGTCAACAAGACCTCGTAGTCACTCTTAGTAATCCTCCACTTCTTGATAATATCTTGGAATCCAGGAATTCTATCAATACCACGCATCGAAAAGTTACTTTCTGATGCTTGCTTACTGAAAGAAGAAGACTCAGTAAGACCAGAGAAAGAACACTTATTGATCACATAGAAAGATACAGCTCTATGAAAATTATTATCACCCGTTGCCAAATAATCTTTAGATTCTAAGAACAACTCTTTTGCACTTGATGATTCTGGATGTCTGTACTTCAACTGTACAAGTTCATCCCTAAGTCTTTTACCATCAGTTTGAACATGCTGCCAGAAATTGACAAGAGGTTCATAAAGATCACTAACCCAAACAGCAGTATCTGGATATCTCTTTGTCCACTCAATAGCAAAAGAACCTCCACCAAGGAAGGGTTCTCTAAACTCTGCATATGTTTTGTCTTCGCGAATATAGGCAAACAGCTTCTGGACAGCACGAGACTTGCCGCCAGGATATCTCAGAGGGGTTTTATATGCTTTCATTTAAAATTACACTCCACCATAATTTCTGTAAGAGCTGCCAACAGATTTATTTCTTGATCCGCTACGAACGCGATTTGATACTGATACTTAGCAATAATGAGGACAGCAGCAGCAATACTAGGACCTTCCAGGGATGTAAAAAGAGCATCATAAACACGCCGCAAAAGTACGCTAGGATCATTGTCCAGATTATTAACGACCCATTTACGGGTCGATTGGAAATCCTTTTCCTTAAGTTTCTTAATAAGATCATTTACTTTTACATCTCCAAATTCAGCGAGGATTGCAGAGTCTATTTTACCACCAACAGAATAACGCTGGCACTCATTTAGCACCCGCCGCCAATCAGGGAAGTGCTTATTGATAAGCTCTACCAGGACCTTGTTATCAAATTCAATACCTTCTGCACCCAAGATTTCTTGGAGTCTGGTAAAGAATCCTGCGGCAATTGCGGGTTTTTGCTTTCCCCCAATTCCGAATTCAACCACAGCGCAACGGGAATGAAGTGGTTCGATGATTTTGTTTTTGAAGTTGCAGGTGAAGATAAACCTACAGTTGCCATAAAACGCCTCAATATTAGCCCGTAGGAGGAGCTGTACATCGTGGGTGGTGTTATCAGCTTCGTCGATAATGATGACCTTGTGCGGTGCATCTGAAGAAAGTGATACGGTCGAAGCAAAGTTCTTTGCTTGATTCCGTACAGTATCGAGAAACCGTCCTTCATCTGATCCATTGATAATAATGTAATCACAGTTTAGTTGTTCGCACAGAGCCCGTGCTACAGTAGTTTTACCACAACCTGCAGGACCTGTCAATAAGAGATTGGGAATTTCACCTTGATTCAAGAAGTCATTAAATGTCTTCTTGGTAGAATCGGGAAGAATACAATCATCAATCTTTTTGGGGCGATATTTTTCTACCCACAAAAATTCACTACGCATGTTCTTTTTTCACCAAAGTAAATGAGTTGTCATCATTAGGAATCCATTCTAACAGATCTCCTTCTTTCCATCCAAGCTTTTCAAGAAACTTTTCAGGGAATGTTAGAATTCCGTTTTCATCAACGGTTAGAGTAGTTTTCATTACACCCATTCAGGTTTGCGATTGGGGAGACGAATATAATTATCGCGCACCCATGGCTTAGAGGCAATGTACCGCTTGTAAGCGGTGAATGTGTCTATTGTATCATCATACTTGAACTCGTCGGGCATAGCACGAGCAAAGTCCTTTGCATCTTTATAATCGTAGATGCTGCCATCTATCTCTTTGAGATGATCGTGGTAGATGGTCATTACTTGGCACATGGTCTGGAAGCACCCATGCTCCTTACCAAACCGTTTCTGGTACTCCCACATAAGATCAAAACCATGGTGGAGCATCCAAGCAAAGTTTGCCTTACTAGACGCTGCCCAGACGGTGCAGGGATGGTTCCTGAACCCACCTGTGGTACGGTAAGGAGTGCCATCTTTCTTATTGATTGTGCCCCAATCCCAATGGTACTTGGAGAAGATTACAGATGCCATTTGGCAAGTTTCCAAAGGCATCTTAACAATATGTTTGTCAGGAAGAACCTGAGCTGAGACCCTAGGATCAGGATCAGTCACAAAGATGTTCATATCAAATTGAACGAAATAATCACACGCTCCTCTTCGCTGTCATGAGGAAGAGCTGTATGCATTAGATTAGCAGGGAAGAAAAACAAATCACCCTCTACTACACCTGGACTATAGCAAGGATGGCAACCATGCTCATCATTGAATGGTGAAAAGAAAAGGGTGCTTTTATGATCATCAGTCAGTTTTGCGTAAAGTATGGCAGAGTATCCCATTGGACCATGATCATGTGGAACAAAGTAGTCTCTTGCATCATACCTCTGGCACCACATATTTGCAATACCCTTAAATTTGTAAGATGATCTCTGGTAAAAATCGTTCAGATAAGGTTGAAGTAGGAAGAGCACATCTTCTTTATAATTACTAGAAGATTCTTCCATGTAATCAGTAAACTTGATATGATTATCAAAATCATTCTGATTGGGAATCATATCTAGAATACGATCTTTGTGCTCTGCCCACTGTCTAATGTGGTACTTAGTGCCACTTATCGTGAATAGATCAACCTTCGTAGATTGAGTCAGGTTCAAGTGCGATGTAGTAAACAAGGTTATAACTGTGGTTAGTGAACTTAGAAAGAAGTTTCTTTGAAATTACCACATCATAAGAACCAGGAATCAACTTAATATTCTCAATCTTAAAGTTAAACTCAAAGCTCTTATCAGTTTTACCAACAATCAAAGAGAACTCATTAGAATTATCATTCTTCTTGTCACGAACAGAGAGAACAATCTGCTCACCATCGCCAATGGCAGCAAGATCAGGCAACTGATAGATTGAAGATGCCTTCAGAAGCTTCTGAAGTTGAGAACTATCAAGTTGGAAGCACACATCTTCACTAGGAAGTGTGATACCTTTCTCAGGAGGAGTTACGATAACCTCAGGATCAGCAAAGGCAAACTTAACCTTAGTAGTCTGACCCTCACGAATGACCATGTAAGAATCATTCTTGAGATCAATGTCAGGATCATTCATCATCCCAACACCATTCAAGAACTGAGGCAGGTCATAAATGCCAAAGTCTTTCTCAAAACTTTCATCAACATCTGCTTCTGCAAGAATGTTCTTCATCACAGAAATAGTACGAAGTTTGGTGCCCTTCTTGACCAGAATAGACTGGTTGATTGAAGAAAAGTTTTCAAGAAGATCGATTGTTTTATCAGAAAGTTTCATATCCACGCTCAAGTTTCTCCTGGTCTAAGCCGCTAAAGTGATAAAGAAGAACAGCATAATGGATAATCTTTTGGATATCCAACTTTGCGGTTCCTTTCTTGTCGTAGCGAGATGCATACTTCAAGATGTTGCTGCGACAGAATGCCTCAGCGTCTCCGCAGGAATTAATCAGATCAAGAGTCTGAATCCCACTGCCAGAGTTATAGTGAGCACGATAGGTGCCACTAATGTAGTCTTTAACTTCTTTGAGAATTACATCCTCATTGAACTTAAAATGACTGCGTGTTTTTTGGGTCGGCACATCTTGTACTGACCAGACAAATCCATCGGCAGTAATTTCTACATTACCAGTAGGAGGTTCGGGAGTATATTCAAAACCTCCATTCTGTTTCACCCATTCGAGAGAATCTCTCTCATCATCGGGAGTAATCATTTTACCTTCCTCATCATAAAGTTCGTCGTATAATAATGCCCATGCATTAGTCATTCTACCACCGTAGTGTCAGTTTGTCCAGTAATAGTTGGTTCAACCTTGAAATCAACATCTCCATCAACTTTGTCATAGAGATCCATAAAGGCACTCTTGGTCTCTTCATCGAAACGATTCAGACAGACTTGGATAGCTTTCTGCTTATCCTTCCAGATAGCATATGCACGGGCGATGTGAACCAGACGACGAGTGGAGATGACTTCATCCACACCACCATCATAGAAGGTCTTACGGATGATGTCTGCCCAGTCTACAAGACGCTTGCAGAACTCAGCATCTTCGATCAGAGAAGCGAGGATCTTCTGCTCAGTAGCAGGAGAAGGATAGGACTGCTCAAAGGTCACAGGGAAACGCTCAAGGAACGCTTCATTCAGCACATTGGTGCCAATGAAACGACCATCATCAGAACCCTTACCTTTGGTGTTAGCAGTGGCGATGACAGTGAAACCATCAGTAGGAGCAACCCACTTACCAATCTTCTTCAAGAAGACACCTTTACCTTCAAGAATAGACTGGAGACACATGATCTTGTTAGATGCAAGGTCAATCTCATCTAGAAGAAGTACAGCTCCCCTCTCCAGAGCTTCGATGACAGGACCATTGTGCCAAACAGTATCGCCATTGATAAGACGGAAACCGCCAATAAGATCGTCTTCGTCCGTTTCGATGGTGATGTTGACACGAATTAGTTCCCTACCCAACTGAGCACAAGCTTGCTCAACGGAGAGCGTCTTGCCGTTTCCAGAAAGACCCGTGATGAACGCTGGATAGAATAGACGGGACTGAATAATTTTTTTAAGATCACCGAAGTTGCCAAACTTGACGAAGGAATCATCTTTCTCTGGGATAAGGTTCTGTTCGATAGCAGGTTGTGCAGCAGGAGATTCGTAATTCTTCTCCAATTGCTGAGTAACGGTAAGGTT